TTAGTAGTCATAGTAAATATTTTATTATAGTGTTATTTACCATAATAAATTTCAATTTTTTATACCAGGGTACTCCAGTAACATTTCCAACGACCACTTGCCAAAAGTAGTCAAACATGGTCATATTGAGTTTAAATTTGACCACTTGAATGGTGATAGTCCTCCAGCAATATCAGAAATGTAATCAAAGGTTAAAAAGACACCTTCGTCAGCTGTTTCAGAAAAGCGTTTCCATTTGATCAAACTTACGTTAAATAGCTGTGTATCCACAGATACTTCAGTTTTGCAATCCTGGTTGAGTTGTGGAACATCGGCAAATAAATTGGATAGCTTATAATTTTTTGTTGCTGCTAGATATTGACCACCAATATTATATCTATCAATAGCCTCAGTTTGAACCGCCGATCTGGGTGTTTCAAACTGTGTGAAGACCTTGTGGATGGCGTCGAGTATAGTTTGAGCGCATGGGAAAGAATTGTTTGATCTCAAAGCGACCAATAGTTTTTGAAATTCAGGTGTAACATGTATTGACCATAGTCCTTCAGGGCTGGGAACAAAATGTACCAATTGATCCCGAAATTGGAGGAAGCTGAGTGCAACTACCATCATATCTTGACCACTTGGCCAACTTATGAATGCCTTAAATTCTCGAGTAATGTGATCAGGGTGAGTATGGAACACAAATGGAGAATATTTTTCTGGAAGGCCAACCGAACCTTCATCTCCACTTTTTATATTGTCGGAATTGAGACCCATTACAGCGGTACCTGTAAGAATATATTTTACAATTGAAAGATTACCAGACGCTTCGTTAATTTCTTTGATACATTTTGATAGCGTGACTGCCACCACCTTTGGTATAAACATATCCAAGCTCAAAACATTTGAAGACTTCAAGCTGGCTACAGCCGACCTTATCTGCATAAGAGTCAATTTAGTGGATGGTCTCGGCACATATCTGAGACGTATAATATTATTTATTAATTTTGGTTCAATAAAACCATATTTAACAAAGTATGTTGCATCAACATCAAAATTTGGATTCTTGGTGACCATATCCATAAAAATATCACCGCGGATGTTATTGGTTATAACATCCAATAGTCTTGTTTTAACTGCCATAGACTCGTTTTCAACCTTAAAATAATCAACTGCTCTAGTTTGTAAATTAAAGATTGCGCAACCAAACAATTGAAGATTATCAAATATGGTTGAAGTTATCAAGTGTTCGGATGTGACGGCTGCAAATATAATTCTGTGATTATGACTTATATCATACCCTGAACTATATATTTTTTGTTGAAATTTTGGAAAGTGATCAATGGCTGATTTAACTGGGAAAACAGCTACATTATCAAAAACATAAAAATGGTCAATTGTCACCTCAACTTCCATTTTCTTGAGACGCGTTTGTCTGCGGCCATTGACCACTTCAACTTCCATAGGTTGTAATTCTGTCATTTATTAACTCTTTCTCGCTAACCCTTGGATTAAGTAGATAAATATTTATGGTTTTCTAGCCATAACTCTTACATTCTTCAAATTATGGTACGTTTTTCTTTTATGCCTTTCAGGCATAAAAAATAAATAAAATATATTAATTATAAATAAATAAAATATATTAATTATGGTTGATTTGAACTATTGATATTTATATTTGCCATATTTATCAAACTTGGCTGGTGCACCCATACTTTCTCTGAATTTTTTTTCTTGCCCCAATTTGAACTTTTGATTTTGAATCTTCTCATCCGCAAACGCCATCATACTTTCAATGGAGTCGCAACAAGAACTTGGAACAGTCATACCTTGAATAGCCTTGGCTTTATCAGGGTACATTTGCCTAAATTTGGATTGCATAACATAGTTATCGATACACTTGCGTGCGTTTGGGTTCATTTTACCATCAACACTGCTACACTTATACATGGTTTATTCTTACTTATTTATTTACTCCGTTGTTGCCAATCAATTTTCTGCTTTTTCAGGTAGAAACATTTATTTTTATGGTTAATTTGACCATTATATTTTATTTTGTTTGGATTTACCTGTAGTTTTAGCTTTATTTCAGGTTTGTGTTGGGGTATGATCTCTTTTAACCACCGCCACGCTTCAATCTTGTTAAAGTTGAAATCAACCTTGGAAAATAAATCTGTTCGTTTAATTGTTTTTGGGGTTGAATCTAAGGTGTCGAGATACACTTTAATTTTATGCTTGAATTGTTCTTCAGCAGAGTCATCGATAGTTGTATTGATTGGTATACCATCGACAATACGAGTTATAGTTGCGGATGTGCCTTGGTATGGAGGTGGAACAAATGGTCTCAAATTGTGTCGATTTAGGTTGGATATAAGCATATCCAACTCTTCGTTGAACTTTTCAATTTCATCTTCATAATGTTGAGTTATCCACTCCACGTACCTTCTAAGATCCTTGTAGTGCAACACGTATATCTCTTTGCTTTTGCGTTCTCTGAATCTTCCTAAAACATCATTTATACGCTTCTCACACTCCCTAAAATTGGCCACTCGAAATATGTCTGAATAGTACCACAAATCGTCAATTGAAGAGCGACCATTGTAACCTGAAAATCTAGGTTTAAGTTTATCCATCCCTTCGACTCCTCCAACCTTATATCGATTTTGGTTAGCGTAAGCCTTTGAAGTTGAAATATAAATTGCTTCATTTAATGGTCTCTTTTGATTATTAAAAGTCAACTCTTTCAATATCAGAGAATATTGTTTGTGGTCTTCAGCTTCCTTTTCTGCTTTTTCTGCTCGTTGTTTCTCTTGCTCCAGTTCGGTATCTTTTATGGACAGTTGAGCCACCATTCCAGATAATTCTAAATCTCTACGATCAACCAGAAAATTCATCGTGTACTCTCCGTAGGCAAACATGGCTTCCTCGAGATTAAGATAGTAGTCTCTTACAACATCGACGTTTTCAGTGTTGAGTCTCATGACGACTTTTTTAAAGGCTCGAGGATCCATACAAATCCATTTCTTTTTTTCAAGGTTATTTGAAAGCATAAGCTGTTTTGACTCTTTTTGAACACCTGGATACTCGATCGCTAGTGGGTGTTTGTAATCAATTTCGTCATATGAAATTTTTAGGCTTTCAAGTAACCTTGAAAAGTGTTCTTGTTTGTCTGCTTCTTTTCGACCTTTGTATCCCATCCATTCAAGTAAATTTTGAGTAACAATTATAGGTTGATTTTCAACCTTTTCCGGGGCCCCCCCGGGGGGCCCCGACTCTTGGAGAGCGGATACCATAAATCTTTGAACCAATTTGATGTTATATCTATGGTTAAATCAAGCTTAGAGATGAAGCTGAAAATGTCTCGGAGTCCATTGTTGTTTTCATATTTTATGGTAAAAAGCCACCTCTCCACAGATTCTTTTATTTTTTTCTTATTTTTATGGAGTCTTGAACCTTCCAAGAGAGAATACAATCCTGGTTCTGAGAGGACCACAACTCGTCCATCGTGATAGGACAAAATTTTAAGGTCAAAGTCACCTAACGAGTTGACTGGTTTCTGACATGCCAACTCAAAGGGTGCCATTTGACCATTATTTTCTTCTTTCAAAAGATTTTTTAGTTCTTTTTTATGGTTGATATCAACCAATTTCAGGATAGCATCGTTGTGGTTTTTTAGATCCATAATTTTGCACACGTCGACACCCACAAAATAGGGTTCGTAGACCGTACCGGCTACTCGTATAGTATGTTCGACGCCATCATCGGTGACGACTGATATAAAGTTTGTACGCTCGGGGCTATGCTCCAAGCTACGTGGACCGACTTCGTCGGCCGTAGTCATCATCTTTATTATTTTATTTTTTGTATAAGTGGTGGGTCAGAGACAAAATAATTGAAATTTTTTCTTAAATAAATCACAAGAAAAAAATGGTGATGTCACTGTTTGCAGACGAATTTGCCGAGAAAACGGTAAAAAAATATATTAGTGAAGGTTTGTGGTTGGACTGCAGCCTTTCCGACTATTACATGTATTTGGAATATTTTGATGAAGGAGGGTATGGAACGATCCATAAAGTCATGGATCGTTCTAGCGGTGAGTATTTGATCTTAAAACGATCATCCAAAAAAGATTTTGTTCCTGGTTGTCTTGATCCCTATTTTAACCCAAGTGAAATTAAAGGTGATGGTAAGCTTTTAATTGATCTCAACACAAAAGCAAGTAAAGAAGCCGAATTCATGGTAAAAATTCACGAGAAGTTGGATGGAATAAAATTATACGACTATTATGATGATGATGACCACTACATTTTGGCGATGGAGAATGGTGGAAGATCACTTGAAAGTATTGCTTGTTCTCATCGAAAAAAAATTATAGATTTGGTTCGATATGAAGCCTACCAGTCAAATTTTTTTTATCACACATACTTGAAACAAATAATCAATTATATGATTAAAGTTTACCAAAAAATTAAAAGTATTCATGACCTTGGAATCCACCACAATGATCTTAAACCTGAAAATATTTTAATTGATGGAGAAGAAGTGATCATTATTGACTTTGGAGTGGCAAAACCAGTTGAAAAATACTATGAAGGATATAAAGGGACCTTGGAATATATACCTTTTGAATTTGTTGAAAATGGTTCTTATAAACCATGGGATCACACAATTTGGTGTTTTGGAATAATGTTGCACTTTTTGACTTTAATGAAGTACCCATTTTTACGGGAAGAAGATGTGCTTGATTACAACCTAAATTTCAAAAAAATCAATAAATTACCACAAAGTTTTAGTGACCTTATCTATGATTGTCTCCAAAAAGATCCTTCAAAACGACCACAAAATCTTTTAGAACGTCTTCAAGGACTGAAAACATATTGACTTTTTAAATTTTTAAAGTTCTTTGAACTTTAAAAAAAATTATTTGTATTATTTAGAGCAAAAGAACAACAGATAATAAATGAATAATTCAGCATTGCAAAGACTTGCTCATAAAGCGGGTGCAACGAGAGTCAGCTCCGACGTGTATGACACACTCAGAAGCACAGGGGAACAATATTTGACTTCTGTGGTGAAATATGCCATTATCTATTGTGAACATGAAAATAAAAAAGTGGTCTCGGAAGACCACGCTATTCATGGTATTGAACACGTTGGATTCTCTGGTATGTATCGCGTCTCAGGAACCGTAAAGACATGTAAAGTATCGACAAAAAAGAAACTTATCGCAAGAATTAAGGAGTACCAAAACCAGCACGATTGTGTTACTTTAGCTAAGGCCACTATCGAACACCAAATTAAAACTATTGGATCGGGTTTTAAATGGTCAAAAGAAGCTTTAATTAATATTCATTTTGCATTGGAATATGTGTTGTATCAACTTTTATTTTCAGCCTTAAAAGTTACCGTAAACGCAAAAAGAATAACAATGCTGGATAGTGACGTTGATTTGACCATTGATCTTATAACAACCAACTGTAAAAATATCAGGCTTTAACTCTTTTCCGGGCAAATTTGCCCGGAAAAGTAAGCCTTTGCGGTCAGAGGAACCATACCCCTTCGGGGTATGGTTTCCCATTGCCTGCGAAAGGGTTAATCACCCTATTTTTAGTTTTAACCTTCAAAAAGGTTAAAACTAAGCTAAATTATTTTCGAATTTTCTGAGCATATCCTCTGTACTCTTGGCAACCAAACTTGAAATTTTCAATGATTGGAGCCTTGTAGTAGAACACGCACTGTCTCCAATCATTGGTATTTGTTGCATTTTGTATATAGAGAGCCGTGTAGTCGCCAGTGATAGAGTCCATAATTTGTTCAAATAAATTGAAAGATGGTATGATCCCAGCATAATTTTCGTATAACCGTTTTCGAATGGCTACATTGGACTCTCGAAAAATAAACACACCATCAATATTTGATCTGATGTGTGGTTTCACGTCAAGAGCGTATTGGAGTGAAACTATGTACAACATTTTCCAATGTCGACCATTCTTGAACAGGCCAGGTTGGGGTGGTTTATTGAATACGCTTGGATCATCCATACAATCGTCTATGATTAGCATAGTCCATGGATTGAGCATATGTTGTCTGGCACCTTTTTGGCGTATAATACAGTTTGATAGGGCATCAGGGTCGTATTCATCATAAATATAGGGATCTGGAATAAACTCTCTATAGAAACCGGTTTCTGACTCTGTTCCAGACATTGCCTGTGCAACTGGAATTATCTGACTCTTGTTGTGGAACAACGATTTTATAAGTGTCGATTTGCCACTTCCCGGCTTGCCTATAATAAAAATTTTTGAACCTCCTTGACTTGGATCCATATAATTAAGTGGATTTGGGTTGATTATATCGAGGTCAAGTGGTCTAATAGTGATTACGTTGTCTTGTATATCATTCATTTATTATACTATAACCCATTCGCTTTGTGACGGGTCAACCTATCACAGTAGAACGTGCCAGATGTTGTCGAGAGTCGATTGAATTTGACTAGACTTCTCAAACTATGCAAACTTTGTCGTTTACCCGATGCCCTATGGGCATCGGTTAGCGTTTGCCCATAGGGCAAACGTTTACCCACAAACTATTTGGTTTAAAAATAGTTGAAAATTGTGGTTCTGAAAACTTTAAACTCATCCACTTTTTGAAAAACTTTAAGATTTAAAAAAATTTTTGTAGGATTTCAAAATCTGACGATCGCAACTTTCAGGTT